TCTCGCCGAATCGCCAATTAAGTTTGGGAGTTAACCGTGCCGGTTTACGAGAGCTACTGCCGGTCGTGCCATTCGATCAAGGAGTGGTACGCGAAGCACTTCACGGACGTGGCAGAGAACCCGTTCTGTGACTGTGGCGAGCCGATGGTGCGCGTGGCATCGCGGTTTGGCGTGGTCTTCAGCGGCACGATCACGACCAAGTACAACGACAACCGTGGCGTCGACAGCGCACATCAGGAAGGGCATTGGGCCTATCGCGTGAAGAGTTCGAAGAGCGGTCATCCGGAGCCGGTGTTCATCGAGACGTTTCAGCAACAGCGGGAGTTCTGCAAGGAAGAGGGGCTGGTCAATCCGAAAGATCTGCCGAACATGGAGGCTGATTCGGAAGGTAAATTTCGATCGAACGCCGGCATGGGGATGCCAGGGGTCTGGGTATGAAATATGTGATCAAAACACGTCAAGTGACTGTAAGATAAACACATGGATATGTTCGCCACAATAACCCCAGAGCGCGTAATCTCACCGTTTGCCGATGATTGTATTCGCAAGCGGGAACGGGTGCGCTACGACTCGCTGACCGAGAAACGCACGTGCGAGATGTGCAAGTCGGACTTCGATTGTCGCATCTGGCGCAAAGGCAATCGCGGCCGGTACTGCTCTAAGAGCTGTGCTACAAGGGCGCACTGGGCCAAGGGAAAGACGATGCCGAAAAAGAACGACATTCAAAACTACCGGCAACTCGTCATCCACGGACATCCGCTGGCGTCGGCTAATGGACAAGTCAAGGAGCACCGCGCGGTTCTATACGCCAAGATCGGTCCCGGCAAACATCCATGTCACTGGTGCGGGAAGGAAGTCGAGTGGTTGCCCGGTGAAGGCATGAAGGGCAATGTGCTGATTGCTGATCATGTCGATGAGAACTTTCTGAACAACGACCCGGACAACCTCGTACCTTCGTGCTCTGTCTGTAATTCCCGGCGCGTGGTCGGATCGCACAAGGGAAGAGTGCTGGATTCGGAGGTGTTCATCGAGCGTTTAGATGGCTGTCGCATACGGTGTGTTACGCGAAAATGCCAACGGTGCGGAGTCGAATTCAAAGCAAGATTAGTAAACGTGGCACGCGGCCGTGGTAAGTATTGTTCGATTCACTGCCGAGCCAAAATGGCCGGTCGTAAGAAGACAAAATAATGGCAATTTTCCAAATTCCAAGAGGACCACTTTATGTAGGTAAAGCTGAACAAGCCGACCTTTCTGATGACTACACGCGCAGTATGTTGATGTGGAGGGACGCGGCGCGAGAAGAGGCTGTGGATACTCTGAATATGAACCCGGAATTTCAAGAGATCCAGATGTATGTGGATTTCCTCGAGGGTAGGCAATGGAATGCGAACCGGCCGAAGTATCGCTCACGCTTCTTTGACAACCGGATCTTCGATATGCGGCTGTCGACAATCAGCTTGCTCACCGACATCCGCCCGACGATCGACGTGTCTGCGAGCGTGCAAGCCTACAAACAACAGGCTGAGATTGCCGAAAAGATTATCCATGCCGAGTGGACTCGCCAGCAACTCGACATTCGCCTGGCTGACGTTGTGGACCACGCCATGTTCGGAACCGGCTACTGGAAGCTTGGCGCCGTGATGCCCGGTCGCCTCACCGTGGTGGCATGCGGCATGGATAGCGTGCTGCCGATCCAGCCTGGCCCGACGCTTCAGGAATCCAGCGCGATCATGTATCGGACGTATAAGCCGATTCAGTGGTTCAGGAACATCTGGGGTGCGAAGGCCGATGGGCTAGAGAAGGAATCGACTTCGGCGAGCTGGACCAATTCGTCTAACGATTACGTGCGCCCTGGTCACATCCCGGAGTACACCTGGAATGCGCTGTCGCCGGCGATGCGTTACCACCTCGGGATCCGGTCGCTGCGCCGCACGCCGCATGGCAGCCAAGATCAATTCCCGGTCATTGAGCTCGAGGAATACTGGGTTGACGATCCTGAGCTCAACGATTCCATGGAAGAAGTTTTGGTGCAGGACCCGGATATCCCATTGAGCCAGCACAATTATTGGTACCGGGTGATGCCGAATGAACGCCTCTGGCCGCGGAAACGTCACATCGTGTTTGCCGGCGATCGCATTATGCACGATGGCCCATCGCCGTACTGGCATGGTCTGTACCCGTTCGCGAACCTGATGCTGATGCCGGTGGTCTGGGCGCCCAGCGGTCTGTCGAAATACCGCAACCAGATGCCGCTCAACCAAGCCATCAACCACATCGGTGCCGGCATCAACGACGTAGTCGAGCGCGTCATCCGGCCGCAGATGATTTCCAAAGACGGCGCGATCCGCGACGCCACCTGGAACAAATTCTTCCCGGACATGCCGGGCGGCAAATTGAAGTTGAACGCGAACGCACAGGTTGCACAAGACGTCAGGTATTTGGATCCGCCGGTCATCCCGCCATACACGCAACAGCACCTGAGCGGCTACCTGATCCCAACGTTTAACCAGCGCGCCGGAACGATGGACATGAGCGCGCTGACGAAAAAGAAGCAGGTGCCAGGTGCCGATTCCATCGAACAAATGCGGGATTCAATGACCGCACCATTCCGCATGGAGTCACGCTACGTTGAATCGTTCTTGATCCAGGCCGGGATTCAGGCGATCTCGAACATTTTCCAGTACTACACCTGGGAGCAGCGCATGCGCATGTTGGGTGCCGACGGTCAAACCTGGGAAGACTTCGACTACGACCCGCGCAGTATGGTGCCGGCGAGCCAGCCGAAGGAAGACCACTGGAAGCTGTTCTCAATCCTCATCAAGCAGGGATCACTTCACGGCGCTTCCAAGGATCGGGAGAAGATGATGGCGATCCAGTTGGCCAAAATGAACAAGATCTCCCTGCGCGAGCTCTACCGCCGGCTGGAAGTTGCCAACGGCGATCAAATCATCAAGGAAATGGCCGAAGAAGCGAAAGCACTCGGACCTCCACCGCAGAATGGTCGCACACCACGCGGCGGTCGCGGCGAACGCACCGGCAAAGAAGGCTAGGCGTCAACTTTATTGTAAGGCTTGTCTAAATCCCTGTTGTAGGTCCAGCCGGTTTCCCGCGAGTATCCGTGCCCCATTAATGGATGGTACAGAGTGCAGTTCTCCTCTGAATGCAAGCGCCCAGCCTGACAATCGGGGCAGGTTGGATTCGGTGTCCGCTGTTCATTCCCGTAGATCATCACGCTAGTATAACGCAAGTAAAACGATAAAGGTTGACGTGAAACTTTAACTTTTATTGTCAACCTTTTGAAAACAGGCAATTTAGCTTGACTTGACAAATTGTTTGCCGTACCTTGATTGCGAGGGCGCGCATAAGCGTTCCCTGAGTACCTACCGGGTTTCAAGCCCGTGCAGGGGAAAGGAGACACCGATCATTATGTTCACCAACGAGCAGAAGAACCGGCGTAAGAAGGGTCGTAAGAAGCACCGCTAACGACCCGCCCCGAGGAGGGGTTAAGCGGTAAAGGCTCGGAGCGGCGGCCGCGCTGGGTAGCCGCTCAAAAGTTTTGTGTGAGGTGAGCGTGAAAAAGGGTGGAACCAAAGTTCGGATGCCGTGGATGGGCATCGGGCGGCCGAAAGGCGGGAAGAAACGGAAATGAGCGTACGCAGCGGTCAGTTTCAAATGGTCGGCGACCAGAAGGCGATCGGCAAGCGTCCCATCGCTTCGCCGTCCTCGGATCCACGTAGTGGCCAATTCCAAATCCCCGGCGATCAAGCGAAGTTGTCACGTAAATCCCACCAATCGCCTTCTTCTAATCCTCGTAGTGCTCAATTCCAACTCGTCGGGGACCAAACTCCATTGCCTCGCGGCTTCGTGAAAGGCTGGGGCAACGCGGCAAAACTACCGCTTTCGGATCGTGCCAAGAAGCAGTCATCGACTGCGGCTGGCGGCGGTAAGAGGGGTCGGTAATCGATGGCGTCGTTTGCGCCTCCGGCTCCGATGCAACCGCCTGAAATCAGGGCGCAGCAGCAAGCACCGCGACAAAACCCGGTGTTCATGCAGGGCCAGGCGTTGCAGCAGCCAGGCGGCAATCTGATTGGCCAGCTTACCCAACAGATTCAGCAACTTGAGAAGTTGATCGGCGACATGAATATGACGATCGAGCAGGTGCATAAACCGCTCGCAGCTCTATTGGTCCCGATCGCGAAGTCAGGGCAAGCCCTGAAGCAGGAAGTGCAAAAAATCCAAGCGCGCGAACAACAGCAGCAAGGTGGTCCGCAGCAGAGTGCGCAGCCGGGCGGGCCAGCCGGCGCGAATGTGCCAAATCCGGCGGAGGGGTCGGCGCCACCGATGGCGGCGTAACCACTCCTATATAGGAGTAAGTGATGGGAGCATTTGACGAAATCTTGAAGGTGGCCGATGAGGCCGATCGGACGGTGCTGAACAAGTACCCCGACCTGAAGAAGTTTGTCGATGAGCGCGATGTGCTCGCGACCGAAGTCAATACGCTCCGGCCGAAGTTCAAAGAAGCCGATGAGGCTGCGAAGAAGTGGGAAGCCTGGCGGTTTCAGAACTGGGATCAGGACGCCGGCACCACCAAGACCGAAAAGGCTATGGCAGAGATGTACCGGGCAGAGGCAGCGCGCGCCGCGGCATTGGAAGCCGCTTCAGGAGCAGATATGACGTTTGAAGAGATTCTGACAAATTTGCAGCAGAAGGGGTTCGCGACTAAGGCCGAGATCGAGCAGGTGATCACCGAGAAGACCAAGACGTTCGCGACCAAGGAAGACACGACGAACGTCGGCAACAACCTGGACAAGGCCATGCAATTCGTCTACGCGAAGAGCTACAACCTGGGCCGCCGGCACGAGAAGGAATTCGGTGAAGAGCTCGACATGGCCGCCGTGCTGACCTATATGGGAAAGAACCAGATCGCCGATCCAGAGTTGGCCTACAGCCAGATGATCGCGCCGAAACGCGAAGAGCTCCGCAAAAAGCAGGCGGACGAGTTGGCCGCGAAACATACGAAAGAACTGGAAGACGCGAAGAAGGCCGGTATCGAGGAAGGCGCGAAGAAGACCGCAATGTCCCAGCGCGTTCCGACCGACCAGCAAGGTCCTGGCGGTCTGGGTCATCTGCAGCGCGCCCAGTTGGACCGCTCGCTTGTGAAGAAGGACACCAACGGGGCACCCGAAGTCCCAACGGGCGTGAAGCTCGGTGACGGTGTTCTCACGCAGCTTGGGTGGGAAGAGTTATTGAAGAGCCGCGAGGCGGCAAGTTAAGTGGATCTACGAAACCAACCCGAGTTTTTTGTGACGCGCGAGATAATCGATCGCGGCGAGCAACAGACCTGGATCGTCCCGAAATGCACCGAGCCCAAGATTGCATTGGTGGCAGAGCAAACTTCGTGTCTGCTTAGTGGCGTGGTCATGGTCGACGTGCAGGCTATTGGTCCGGCGGTTTGTGCCGGTTGGCGGGCGACCGCAGATTGCGCACAGGCCATTTTGTTCGCGTTCCATGCGCTCGTAAGTTTCTTCGTCAATGCCGTAGTTCCAGCGCGCTTGACGCAGTTTGTTAGAGCGCCTCTCTGGGGTGCTCATCACTCGCTCGTAAATCTCCGCGTTATTCGGGAGGATATCGAGCGGTTTTATAAAGCGTCTCGTTGGTTTCTTCTTCGAACACCGCGGCATGTGCTGAAACAAGCGGTTGTAGCTGAACATTTCGCCGCAATGCGGACATGGTTTCAAGACCCAACTACGTGGCCTAATTCGATGTTTTCCAGGCTCTGGTGTGGGCATCAAGAACAGTATGTGATAGCAGCTAACTTGCTGTCAATAAACAGATTGCAGGAGGTAGTACTATGGCCCTGAGCCTGACGGAATTGGACGCCTATACTCTCAAGTATATCGTCCCACGCACCACGGACGTGATCTTCTTGAACTCGCCCGTGTTTACGCGCCTACACACGCGCAACATGGAGCGGTTCAACGGCGGTCTCCAGATCCAGCGCCCGATCATCGTCGGTGAGCTGAATGGTGACGCGCTCGGCCGCGGCGACGCAATGAACGTCGACTTCGTAACGACCGACACGGCGCTCGTGATCGACATCAAGGCGTACTACGTGAACATCACACTGTTCGGCTTCGACTCGATGCGCAACGACGGTGAGCTGGCGATCTTCAGCCAGGTTGAAGTCAAGTTCCAAAACGCCGCACTCAAGATGGCAAAGCTGCTCGCGACCAATATGTACCTGAACGGCATCTTGGCCAGCCGGGCGAAGCACATCGACGGTTTCAGCGAATGGTACGACGACGGCAACGTGTACCCGCAGATCGGCGGCATCAACCGCGCTGACATCACGCCGGTCACCTCGCCGTCCACGGTCGGCGGCCTGAACGCTTTCACCCAGACCATCAGCACCTTCACCCTGCCGACGCTCAATACGGCTTACGGCAATGCGTGGTTTGGCAACGATCACCCGGACCTGATCGCAGCGACCCAGAATGGATGGAACCTCATCTGGAACGCCATCCAGCCGAACCAGCGCTACTACGACAAGGATTCCGACCTCGGCATCGCCGGCTTCCAGGCGTTCCGCTTCAACGCGGCCGAAGTGGTCATCGACAAGTACATGCCGACCGGCACAAACGGCGTCATGTTCGGGTTCAACACCAAGTACATCGAATGGTACTTCTCGACCAACCCGAAGTTTCAGTTCGGCTTTACTGGGTTTAAAGAGTCAAATAACACGATCGACGTCGCAGGTCAGTTCTTGGTCGGCAGCAACATCGTAGTCCCGAACCCAAGATCAGGTTTCAAGTTGCTCTCAACTCTTTTCTAATCAATAACTTAGAAAATTGTTGACAAAGTATACAGGTTCTGTTATGTTTAACTCGGAGATTGATGAAATGGAACAACGCAAGGTAAGCCGAGAAGAGCTAGCGGACTTGTATCTGAATAAGGGTCTGTCGCAGAGGCAGATTGGGGAGCAATTCGACGTCGCCACCAGGACGGTCGGAAAGTGGTTACGGACAGACGGTATTCAGGCGCGACCACGTGGGGCGCCGCTTGGTTGCAACACCGGCGCGCGCAAGGCGCCGATCATCCGTGAAGATCTCGAACGCATGTATGTGGCCGAGGGGAAGACGCAGGCGGAGATCGCGGAGATGTACGGCATCAGCGAATGGGCGATTGGGAAACGGCTGCGCGCTTTTGGGATTGGTTCGCGTCCGAGAAATTGGGTGCGCGAAGAGCCACGAAAACAGCAGTTCACCGAGCAGGATCTTCGGCAACTTTACTCTGTTGAGCGGCGGAGTATGAAGGAGATCGGCGAGCGGTACGGGATGAATCCGATCTCGGTCGCGAAATGGCTACGCCGGTATGAAATCCCGATTGAAACTCCGTGGGAACGGCGAGCCGTTAAGCTTGACCCGGCAGAGCTACGTAAACTGTATGAGCAGGATGGATGGACTTTAAAGCAAATCGCGCAGCACTTCGGCTGTTCGCTGTGGACGGTGCGGTGGAACTTCCGGCGAAATGAAATTCCGATCGCGACGGCAGAGATCCGGCGCCAGAAAGCCACTATTGAATTGAGTAAGACATCAACGACATCGGACCACAAGGGTTATCCGACCGTTCGCCAATACAGCGATGCGACCAATTTTGAGGTTGTTTTAGAGCATCGCGCGGCCGTTGAAGCGGCCATGGGGCGCGCGTTGGAGGCTTGTGAGATCGTCCACCACTTGAATATGGACAAGCGCGATCCGCGGGTTGAAAACCTAGCCGTGCTACCGAATAATGTGGTACACGCGCGGGTCCATAAGTACATGGAGCGCATCGCGGTTTACCTTTGTGGACTTGGTTTGATTCGGCCGGAGCCGCTGGGATTTGACACTGAAATTTTCTGGGCGGGCCGCTGGATCAAACGGATTGATCTGTTGGCAAACGCACAAGTACAGGCCCCGTTGAATGCCCTGGATTTTCTGGGGCACGAGGAGATTTTTGAGTCCACCGTCGTGACGGTGAACTAAGGAGAAGCACTTATGCAGAGACTCGATGTTGGCTTGGGGATG